GCCGTTCGCGAGAAATACTACGGGCCGTAGGGTCAGGCCCGTCCAGTGACGTTACGTTACGTAACGGGAGTAACGGTGGGCCTCAGTAACGCCGAACGCCAGGCTGCCTACCGTGCTCGCAAGCGGTCGGAGGTCGCCCAGAAGCCCGAAAACCCTCCGGAAGCTCGGTCGAGAGCCCGCATCCTCGCCCTCGAGGAGGAAGTGCGGCACCTCAAGGCCGAGCTGGCAAGCCGAAGCCGCGTCGAGCCCCGACCGGGACCGTCGTTCAACTCCCGACCGTTCACGCCGGTGCCAAAAAGCCGCTGAAGCCCTTCACGCTGCCCCACTTTCGGGCCTGGGCGGCTGATCTGGTCCTCGATACCGACGAACCGTGGCATCCGGAGGACTTCCAAGAGGCGTTTGCCGAGGATCTCTTCGCCGGCGTGCCCGAATGCTGGCTCGTGGTGCCCGAAGGCAACGGCAAGACCACTCTGATCGCCGGTTTGGCCCTCTACCACATCGAGCACAAGCCCTTCGCGTCGGTTCCGGTGGCCGCGAGCTCGCGGGAGCAGGCCGAGAACGTCTATCGCCAGGCCGAGGGCTTCGTCCTCCGCTCCGAGCGGCTCTACAGCCCCGTCCACAGCGCCATCGCGGCGGCCAAGGGCAAGCGCAAGACCGACGTGCCGCGGTTCCTCTGCCTCGAGGGCTATCGGCGGATCAACCATCACGCCGGCGGGCGCATCCAGGTCTTCGCCGCCGATGACCGGACGGGCGACGGGGTCATTCCGACCCTCGCGATCATCGACGAGATGCACCGCCACAACGATCTCCGCCTCTACCGGACCTGGTCGGGCAAGCTCGCCAAGCGCGGTGGACAGCTCATCGGCATCTCGACGGCGGGCGAGCCGGGCTCCGACTTCGAGCTGACCCGGGCGAAGATCGCCGAGTCGGCCACGAGCGTTCGCCTCGGGGCCTTCGTCCACGCCCGAACGCCGCGGGTCGCCCTCCACGAGTGGGCCTTGGCGCCCGGCGCCGAGGTCGACGACATGGTCGCGGTGAAGGCGGCCAACCCGTTCTCGGGCATCACCGTCCCGATGCTGACGGAGAAGTTCGAGAGCCCGACCATGACGCTCTCGCGCTGGTCGCGCTTCGTCTGCAACCGGCCGACGCGCGAGATCGAGTCGTGGCTCGGCTCCGAGGGCGACAGCCTCTGGACGGACCTCGCCGAGCCATACGACTTCGACGAGAGCCCGCTCTATCTCGGCGTGGACGTCGGGCTGAAGCGCGACTCGACGGCCGTGGTCGCGGTCCAGTACGACGAGGCGCGGGTGCTCCACGCGAAGGCGCGCTTCTGGATCCCGACCGACGAGCGCTCGGTCGACATCACCGACGTCATGCACCACATCCGGCAGCTGGCCGCCGCGCACGCGGTCGCGGCCGTCAGCTATGACCCAAGGTTCTTCGACGTCCCGGCCAAGATGCTGCTCGATGAAGGGGTCCCCATGGTCGAGATCCCCCAGTCGGTCGAGCGGATGACCACGATCTGTGGCGATCTCCTCGCCCTCATCCGGACGGGCACCGTCCGCCACGATGGCGACGAGACGCTGACCAACCACGTCCTCAACGCCGTGCCCCGCTTCAACGAGCACGGCTTCACCCTCCAGAAGAGCAAGTCCCGCGGGCGGATCGACGGCTGCATCGCCCTCGCCCTGGCGGCTGATCGGGCGGCCCGACAGGAGATCGTCGTGCAGCACGAACCGAACTTTGCATGGGCCTGATCGACCGCCTCCGCCAAGCCTTCGACCCCATCGGCGAGCAGCGTGTGGCGGTCATCCCGCCGTGGCTGCCGGGCCAGGACAACTTCCTGCCCTACGCCACGCTCAACGGCGGGCTGACCTACCCGATCAACCTCAACCTCACCCTGCCCAACTCGCCGCAGGAGCAGATCGCCAACGACTTCGGCTCGTACGTCCGGCAGGCGTACATGTCCGACTCGGTCGTCTTCTCGGTCATGCGCGACCGGATGGCGCTGTTCAGCCAGGCCCGCTTCAAGTTCCAGAGCCTCGCCAACGAGTCGCTGTTCGGCAAGCCCTCCCTCGACATCCTCGAGCACCCGTGGCCCAACGGCACGACCGGTGACCTCCTGTCGCGGGCGCTCAACCACGCCGACATCGCGGGCAACTTCTACGCCACGCGCAAGAACGGCCGGATCATCTGGTTCCGGCCGGACTGGGTGACGCTCCTCCACGGCTCGCCCTCGGGCGATCCCAACGCCAGCGACGCGGAGTTCCTCGGCATCGCCTACTTCCCCGGCGGCGAGAACCACCCGACGGGCAAGCCCGAGTACTACCAGCGCGGCGAGATCTGCCACTTCGCCCCCGTCCCCGACCCGTCCGCCCGGTCGCGGGGCATGTCGTGGCTGACGCCGGTCATCCGCGAGATCATGGGCGACAAGGCGGCGACCGAGCATAAACTCCGGTTCCTCGAGTCCGGTGCGACCCCGGCCCTCGCCTTCAAGCGCAACGACAGCCTGACCAAGGAGAACTTCGACACCTGGGTCGGGCTCATCAAGCAGGGTCACCAGGGCACCGCGAACGCCTACCGCGCCTACTTCCTCGACTCGGGGGCCGACGTCTCGACCGTCGGTGCCAACCTCGTCGAGGCCGACCTCAAGGTGACGCAGGGCGCCGGCGAGACGCGCATCGCCGCGGCCTCGGGGATCCACCCCGTCGTCGCTGGCCTCTCCGAGGGGATGCAGGGCAGCTCGCTCAACGCCGGCAACTTCGCCACCGCTCGGCGGCTGACTGCCGATAAGACGCTGTGGTGGCTGTGGGGCAACTTCTGCGGCTCGATGGAGACGCTCGTCCCGCCACCCACCGGGTCCCGCCTCTGGGTCGACGCCACGGGCATCGCCTTCCTCCGCGAGGACCGCAAGGACGCCGCGGAGATCCAGCAGATCAAGGCAACGACGATCCGGACCTACATCGACTCGGGCTTCACCGCTGCCTCATCCATTGCCGCTGCAGCGGCCGAGGACGAGACGCTGCTCGTTCATACGGGCCTCTTCTCGGTCCAGCTCCAGGCGCCCGGCTCGACCAAGATGCCCGCCGGCGAAGTCCCCGGCGAGTCGCCGGTTGGCAGTGGGACCGGCCCCGAGACCATCCCCGCCGGCGACGTCTCCACCAAGCCAGTCAGCACCGTCGGCGCGACCAAGCCGAGCAACGGCAAGACCCCCGCCAAGTGAGGCGACCATGAACCCCGAAGACCTGGCCGCGATCCCGCCCGCGCGCCTGCCGTTTCCCGTGACCCGCGCCGTCGCCGAGCCCGTGGAGACCACCGGCAGCGGCGCGATGCCGACGATGGTCGGCCACTTCTCGACCTTCGGCGACCCCTATGTCGTCGAGAGCATGATCGAGGGCCACTTCCTCGAGACGATCGGCAAGCGCGCGTTCGACAAGACGATCGCCGAGAGCCGTTCCTCGATGAAGGTCCTCTTCGACCACGGCGCGGATCCCCAGATCGGCAACAAGATCCTCGGCCCCATCGAGGAGCTCCGGACGGACAGTCGCGGCCCGAAGTTCACGGTGCCGCTCTTCGACACGTCCTACAACCGGGACCTCGCTCCCGGCCTCAAGGCCGGCGTCTACGGCGCGTCCTTCCGTTTCAGCGTCGAGAAGGACGTCTGGGACTACAGCCCGGCCCGCTCCGACCACAACCCCGAAGGCATCCCCGAGCGGACGATCACCGAGGCCCGCGTCTACGAGTTCGGCCCGGTGACGTTCCCGGCCAACCCCAAGGCCACCGTCGGCGCCCGCTCGACGACCGACACCTTCTACCAGCGCAGCCGCGACCCCGAGGCATTCGAGGAACTGCTGCGCTCCGCCGCCATCGCCCGCACTCCGAAGTCCGGAGCCGCGACCCCGTCCAGTCAGCCGCCATCGAGCACTCCTCCCGAGCCGCTCCGCATGGACACTGCCCGGATCGTCCAGTTGAGGCGCAGCCTCGACGACCTCGCCGCCTTCCTGCTCGCCGACAAGGCCGCCCTCAGCGTGGCGATCGACAAGCTGGCCAACGGCGAACCCCTGCTCGCGCAGGAAGCCGAGCTCCTCGAGGCTGCCATTGAGCACCTCGAGCCGCCCGACAACGACGAGGACGACATGTCCATGAACGCAGCCGAACCACCCGGAACGGTGGCAGCGGCCAAGCCCCAAGGCCCGCCGGAAGGCGGGTCTTCTGATTCACCGAGGAGCGCACCCGTGGAGAGCCAAGAACTGACCACCATCGACGAGAAGCGGGAGCGATGGACTGACCTCAACGACAGCCTCCGGTCCGTCGCCGAGAAGTACCCCGGCGTCATGCCCGACGACGAGCAGGTCCGCTGGGACACCGACGCCGAGGAGCGCGACCGGCTGGGCAAGGACCTCGAGGCGTGGGAGTCGCGCCAGAAGCGGCTCATCGCCGTGCCCGAGCGGCAGCCCGGGGGCGTCGAGCGGACCTACGAGCCGCCCGTCGACCGCAACCAGGTCAACCGCAAGTCCGAGGCCGAGCTCCACAGCCCCGAGACGAGGTCCGCCTCGTTCGAGGGCCGGATGGCCGAGTACCGCGACGACGCCATGCGGATCATCGAGAAGATCACCTTCCCGACGAAGCTTGCCGACTCGCAGCGGAGCCGGGACCGGATCGCCGACCTCCTCGACCACCATGATTCGCCCGACAAGGAGCTCGCCCGCCGGATCAAGTTCACCAGTGCGCCGGCCTACGAGCGGGCCTTCCACAAGTTCATCACCAGCCGCGGCGAGACCTGGGGCTTCACGCCCGAGGAGCAGCGCGGTACGGCCCTCGCCGTTGGCGTGGATGCCACCGGCGGTTTCACCGTCCCGTTCGCCTTCGACCCGACGATCATCGCCATCGGCGTCCATGGCGGCGCGGTGAACCCGTACCGGGCCACCTGCCGGGTCGTCGACATCGTCGGCACCGACACCTGGAACGCCGTGACCGCCACCGCGGTCGTCGCGACCCGGACGACC